AGAACTTGCAAAAATGTACCCGCCACAGGCGAACACGCCGGAAACGTCCCTGTCCGGCGCGCTGACGGCGGCGGGAACGACCGTAAACGTCGTTGACGGGACAATGCTGCCGGATGCGCCGAACTTGCTGACAATCGGTGCAGACGGGTCTACGGCGGAAACTGTGCTGATGACCGCAAAGAACGGGAACGTGCTGACCGTTGTACGCGGGCAGGACGGCACGACCGCGCGGGCGTGGTCTGCGGGCGACGTTATCGGCAGATATTTCACGGCGGCAGATCAGAAAGCAATGCAGGACAACATTACAGCCCTGAACAACGGAAAAACGGAAAAGGTCACATCCCCGACGGATGGCAACCTCGTCGCATTTGACGGCACGACCGGCAAGCAGAAAGACAGCGGCAAAAAGCCGGGAGATTTCGCCGCTGCCAGCCACACGCACAGCGGGTACGTCGAAAAGGTTTCGTCCCCGGTTTCCGGCAACCTCGTCGCGTTCGACGGCGCGACCGGCAAGCAGAAGGACAGCGGCAAAAAGCCGGGAGATTTCGCCGATGCCAGCCACACGCACAGCGGGTACGTCGAAAAGGTTTCGTCCCCGGTTTCCGGCAACCTCGTCGCGTTCGACGGCACGACCGGCAAGCAGAAGGACAGCGGCAAAAAGCCGGGAGATTTCGCCGCTGCCAGCCATTCACACAGCGGATATGCGCAGGCGCTTATTTTCCAGAATGTCAGCGTTGCAGCGTCCGCGTGGAGAAGCGACAGCACGTATGCAGCATACCCGTACGCGGCGACACTGACGCTGACGGGCGTGACCGCAAGCCACGTGCCGGAGGTCACGTTCGGGGCAGCGGAAGCCGCATCCGGCATCTACGCGCCTGTCGCGCTGTCCGGCAGCGGAACGGTCAAAATCTACGCCGCGTCGAAACCGGCGGCGGCGATCACGCTGCAATCTATTTTGTGCATTAAGGCGGTGTAAAACATGATCGGAAAAACAAACGCATTATCGGCGGCGGGGGTGGAATTATCCCTCGTCGTTTCTGTTACATCCGGTGCGGCAGTAACCGCGACGAAAAGCGGCAAGACCGTCACAGGCACGGCGGCGGGCGGCTCTTGTGTTCTGAAACTGCCGGAGGCGGGTACGTGGAGCGTGTCGGCAACGCTGAACGGGCAGACTTCCAACACGCAGAGCGTGTCCGTAAAAGACAGCTACGCCGTGTCCCTGACGTTCTTTAGCGCGACGATCACGGTAACGGTCGATTCCGGCGCATCCGTCGCGTTGAAAAAGGACGGCACGACAGTCCAGACAAAGACCAGCACGGGGACGGCGGTATTTACCGTAACGGAAACCGGCACATATACAATCGTCGCCACAAAGAGCGGGCAGAGCGTCAGCGGCACGGTCAACGTCGTATCCAGCACGACCACGTACGCGCTGACCCTCTCTTTTGTTTCGTCTACGCTGAACAATAACGAATGGAGTGTCATCAAGTCCGTATCTGATGCAGGACAGGGCGCGTCATATTGGAGCATTGGCGACCGCAAAGCGATCACACTGAGCGGCACGGTTGGGGCGCTGACGTTATCCAACGTCACGACGTATGTGTTCATAATCGGATTCAATCACAATTCCGGCGTCGAAGGAACAAACCGCATTCATTTCCAGTTAGGCAAAACGGCGCTGTCCGGCGGCACAGACGTTGCGCTATGCGACAGCCATTACAACAATACCGGCGGCGGATTCCGCATGAATACCGGCAACTCAAACTCCGGCGGTTGGGAATCATCAAATATGCGAACGGCAATTTGCGGTACAAGCCTGTCAAGCTATTCCGGCACGATCATTGCGGTCATCCCGGCAGCGCTCCGCGCGGTGCTGAAATCCGTGACGAAGTACACAAACAACATAGGCAACAGCAGCGCCGCAAGCGCGGTGACGGCGACCACAGATTACTTTTTCCTGTTATCGGAATACGAAGTATTCGGGTCTACCACTTACGCAAACAGCAACGAAGCCAGCAAACAGGCGCAGTATTCGTATTACAGCGCCGGAAACAGCAAGGTCAAATACAATCACAGCGCGACAAGCACAGCCGTTTTTTGGTGGCTCCGTTCCCCGCTTGCCAGCAATTCCACGTCTTTCGTGCGTGTGAATGCTGGCGGCACGGTCACCAGCTACAGCGCGTACTACTCGCTTGGCTTTGCCCCCGGCTTTTGTGTATAATTCGGAATTCAAGCCTTGCGCCCTCAATGGGCGCACAGGCGGCAGGAGGTCACGAAATGTCAGTACCGAAGTCACGACGCGGAGAAAGCCCGGCGGAGTATATCAACCTCGCCCGCGAAATCTACGTTTTCACGTACAACCGCGTCAGAATCTTACCGAAAAGCTACACGTTCTATTTCTCGCTGCCGCTTTACAATGCGGCGCGCGAGGCGTACCGGCTTATCAAGACGGCAAATCTGATTTACATTCACAACGACGCAGACAAGCAAAACCGCAAGGAATTGTACGAACGGGCACAAGGCTATTACAATTCCATGCTGGACGTGCTTGACCTTGCGTATATGAATGTCAACCATGAAAAATTGCCGTCGAACGTCCTGAAAGAATGGGTCAAGCTGATAACCGACGAACTCGCACAAATATCAAAGATCAAGCGGAGCGACAAAGCGCGATAGCGCGCCGCCCTGCATGATTTGGGTTATATTCCGTACAGCCGTTAATTGGTGGCTCCGTTCCCCGAATGCCAGCAATTCCACGAATTTCGTGAATGTGAATACTGACGGCACGGTCAACAACAACAACGCGAACTACTCGAATGGCTTTGCCCCCGGATTTTGTATGGACATAGGGCAGACCGATTAGCCGACAGGCAAAAGCAGTCCCTATACAAAAGGGGAATATAACCCCTCTGACGGCATCCGCCGCCGGACAAACATATACCACGATACGGAAAGCCGGACGCTACTTGCATGGACGCGGGGCGCGCGTTCCCCGCGTTTTCATGGCTACGCCGTTACGCATTTTAGACAGCGCGACAAGAAAGAAATGTACGAGGTATCATTTTCCCATGAACAGCACAGAAAGGCACGAAGCGCGGTATCAGCGGCGCAAAGCCGCGCGCATAGAAAAGAAAGCAAAAGCGTTGAAAGAATTCGGGGATTTCGGCGCGGTGTTTTCTTTTGACCATCTTTACGCATCATACCGCGCGTCTATCAAGGGCGTTGGGTGGAAAGCAAGCACACAGCGTTATAAATCGTCTGCCCTCGCCCACATCGCAAAGACGCAGGAAGAATTACTGACCGGAAAATATCGGTCGCGTGGATTTTACGAATTTGATCTTGTAGAACGGGGCAAGCCGCGCCACATCCGAAGCGTTCACATTTCCGAACGTGTCGTACAGCGCTGCTTATGCGATTACTGCCTCGTCCCTGCATTATCAAAGTCGTTTATCTACGACAATGGCGCAAGCCTGCCCGGAAAAGGCTATGACTTCGCCGTATCCCGCGTGACGCGGTTTCTTGCAGATCATTACCGCCGGTACGGAAACGAGGGCTATGCCCTGATTTTCGATTTCTCAAAGTATTTTGACACAGCGCATCACGAACCGATATTTGAACAATTCCGGCGCAGCGGAATCGACGGAAACCTCGTCCGCTTGTCGGAATATTTTATTTCCAACTTCGGGGACGTGGGGTTAGGGCTTGGCAGTCAGGTTTCACAGATTGCCGCGCTTGCCTTGCCGAACAAGATCGACCATTTCATAAAAGACGTTCTGCGCATGAAACAGTACGTCCGATACATGGATGACGGTTGCATTATCGACCGCTCAAAGAAGCGGCCCGAAAACTGCCTGCATCATTTGCGGCGGCTCTGCGCCGCGCACGGTATCCGCCTGAACGAAAAGAAAACGCAGATCATCAAATTGACGCGCGGATTCTCTTTTGTAAAAGTCCGTTTTCGATACGGAAGAACCGGCAAGATCGTCCGCAAAGCGACGTATCAGGGCGTTCGGCACATGATGCAGAAATTGAAGATTTTCCGAAGATGGGTAGACCGGGGCAGGATGACAGCGGCGGACGTAGCAGCTTCCGTCACATCATGGCTCGGTCACATGAGAAGATTTCACTCCTACTTTGCCGTACAAAAGGTATTGCGGCAGTACAATCAACTGTTTCCGGGAGGTACGTATGGACTACATCACTTACAAACGGTATAAGGGCAGCGGAATCGGCGGCTATTTCAACCTTCGCCACGGCACAAAGGTAACGGAAAACGGCGGATTCCTTCACGCCCCGGACGGGCGCGGTATCTGCGCCGTGACCAGCGAGGACGGCTGGGAACATTTCAGACCAGACACGCTGGAGGGCGCATACCGGCAAAAGCTGCTTGACAAGCTGTACCGATTCTATATCAGCGGAAAGGGCGACGCGGCGGCGGATTTTACCGCCGAACGCTTCCCGGACGCTGATAATTATTACTGGAAAAACCTCTTGCGCACAATGCCAACGCCGAAGCTGACGGCGTTTTATTCTGCGCGGCTCGGACAGCCGCCGAAAATGGAGGGATAACGTATGTATCAGATCAAACAGAACGGCAGCGTCATCGGTTATTCGGATGACGTTATTTTTGTCCGCCTGCATGAAAACGGGTGCTATGTCCCGTGTGAGCGGGCGCAGGCAGGCGGCTTTTGTGTGAAAGTCCCGGTTGACTACACAGAAGAAAACGGGGAAACGAAAACACGCCTTGAAGATTTCGTGTATAAGTTTTCTGACGATGATCTACTCGGCATCGAACCGACGGCGACCGTGGAGCAATTCAGCGGCGCGTTGATGATTGCCGAAGCCGATAAAGTCGTTGACATTCTGGTAGGAGGTGCGGACGAATGATTACTGTCCAGCGGGCGCGGGAACTGCGCGCAATGATCGAAAAGGCGGCGGGCGCGGGACTTGACAACAAAGACGGTTCGACCGCCGTAGAACTGTTTCCGACGCTGACCGGCGGCGGGGCGCTTGTGAAGTCCGGCACGCGCATCAACTGGAAAGGCGCGTTGAAGCGCGCGACAGTCGATTTGTGGGACACGGCGGAAAACACGCCGGAAGCCGCGCCGAACTTGTGGGAAGACGTGCTGTATAAAAACGGCGTGCGGGTTATTCCGTCACCCATTACGGCGGGGCTTGCGTTTTCAAAGGGTGAACGCGGCTATTGGGGCGACGTGCTTTACGAATCGCTGCTTGACAGCAACACATGGACTCCCGAAGAATACCCCGCCGGATGGCAGGAGGTCACGGCATGACCCGCGCAATCTACACCGCCGCAAAGGACGGCAAGGTTATTGCGCAGCGCGACGCGCTGATATGGGTGCGGCTGACCGCGCCCGGTATGTATGCCGTCTGCGGAGAAGCGGACGGCGAGGGCGTTCTGATTGACGGAACGATTTACCACGTGCGCGGTTGTCCCATTTTGCCGGGGAAAGAAACCGTGACGCTTGACTACATCGAACAATAACGGAGGGTGCATTATGAATTGGAGCGTGATTATCGGCATTTTTGGAACGCTTGCGGGGTTTGCGCTGTCATATCTTGCGTTTGCGAGGAACAGCAAAAAAGACAGCGCCGATGCGGGCAAGGAGTCCGGGACGGTGCTGACCGAAATCGGCTATATCAAGGCGAACACGGATGACATTAAGCGCAAGCAGGAAAAACAGGACGAAACGCTTGTGAAGATGACAGAACGTGTTGTGAAGCTGGAGGGCGACAGCGCCCGCACGAACAAGCGGCTTGAAATTCTGGAGTCCCACGATTACGGGGGCAGCAAATGACCAGAAAGCGCGCCCTACGGCGCATGAAGATCAAAGCAGCGTTTGCCGCAGCATGGGAGTTTGTAAAAGGCTATCTGTCATTCAGCAAACTTCTTTGCTACGGCGTTTTGTTGATTGACTATAAAACGACATCGACAACGCTGGATTTATGCTATATCGCAGTCACAAACAACTATACGGGCAGCTTGCCGTATTTGACTGCGCTGATAGCGTTATTGCAGGCGGCTACTGCTACGGTGCTGTCTTTTGCCCTGAACAAAAGCAAGGCAGAAAACACGGCGGGCGGTATCGTGTACGAAACCACACTGAAACGGGACTGTTAAAAGGAGGAAAACACATGAACGAAATCATTCTGAAACGAATCGGCGCGCTTTTGAGCGTCAAAAGCATTGTGACGCTTGCGCTGACGGCGGTATTCGCGTACTTAGCCGTTACGAAGCAGATCAGTCAGGAATTCATGGTCGTTTATACGGTCGTGATTGCGTTCTACTTCGGCACGCAGACGCAGAAGATCAGCGACGCAGTAGAAAGCAAGGGGGCGCAATAATGCCCCTGACAGTTGAACAGCGGCTTATCAGCCGCAATTTCAGGCGATGCACGGGGCAGCGGAAAATTGAATACATCGTGATTCATTATTTCGGTTCGCTCGGTACGGCGGCAGCAGTTGCAAACTATTTCAATACGCCGGGTATTCAGGCATCCGCGCATTATTGCTTAGACGAAGGAAGCACCGTATATCAGTGCGTCGAGGACAACAATATTGCTTGGCATTGCGGCACATCCGGCGCATACGTTCACCCGCGATGCAGGAATGAAAACAGTATCGGCATTGAAGTCCGACCGTATAAGCTGGACAAATCTACGGCGCGTTCCGCAGCGCCCGCAGATTGGTATTTCCCGCCGGAGATCGTGGACAACCTTGTTGTATTCACGCAAATGCTGATGCAGAAATACAACGTCCCGCTTGAAAACGTCGTGCGGCATTACGACGTTACGGGGAAATGGTGTCCGCGTCCGTGGATGGGCGACGATACGAACACCTATTACGGCACGTCCGGCAATGAACAATGGAAGAAATTCAAGGAACGGTTATCCGGGGAGGAATTGGACATGAACATTGAAGAAGCACGGAAACAGTTGACCTCTTGCGCCGACACGGGCGACACGCCCTCCGCATGGGCGCGCGACGCGGCGGAATTCTGCAAGCGAAAGGGCATTTTCAACGGAGACGGCGCGGGCAATTATGGGTGGCAGCAGCCCATTACGCGCGAAGCCGTCGCGCAGATTCTTTACAACGCTTTTGAAAGCGCGGGTATGCTTGACGCTATCCCGGACAAAAAATAATTTGAGCGGGCGGGGGTTTGATTCCCCGCCCGCTCTTTTCGTTTTCATTACGCCTGTTTGCGGAACTCGCAGTTGATTTTCATGCCGTAGTTGATCGAATGCCCCTCGTCATCCGTTCCGCCGCCGTAGACTTCGGCGGAAGTCACGCCGACAAAATCGCTCCAACGCCGCACGAAAAACGGCACGTCATCTTTGCTGATATTGCCGACCTGATGACCTTCGGCAAATACGGAAAACGCCGGTTCGCCCTGATATGCCCCGCGTTCAATCGTAATGTCAACGCCCTCGTCGCTGTTAAAGGGCGCGTCCCCGAAATGCAGCTTGCGTAGAAGCGTTTGACGGCTTTTCCCGTCCTCGTTTTTGAACGTCACGCCGACAACCTTGAATTTCAACGTTTCCCGCGCTGCCCGCTCTGCGCGCCACGCTTCCAGACGTGCCGCATCTTCTCGTTCTTTTGCTTCCCGGCGGGCGACAGCAGCCGTAGCCGCGTCCCGCTTTAGCTTGTTTTTCTTCCAGACCCGATAAATCCATACACAAATGCCGATGGGATAGAAGATCACAAGAAGAACGATTTGCCACGTTTTCAGTTTTTTCATGGTATGAGTAGCCCTCCTGATATTTTTCGGTCGTGCTGACCTTTAACACAATTATCATTCATCCGCGTGTTAAAGTCAAGAATAATGCAGATCATTAGCACAAGGAGGGCGGCGCGCAGCGCATGAAGATATACGATTACAACGGGAAAAAGAATATCTGCGGTGAACGCATCCGGGAAGCGCGGCTGAAACAGCGGCTATCACAATCAGACCTCGCGGCGCGCGTTCAGGTCGAGGGCGTGATAATGGAGCGCGATTCGATCAGCCGCGTTGAGATCGGGACGCGGTTTGTTCCTGACTATGAAATACCGATATTCGCAAAAGTCCTCGGCGTATCTGTTTTGTGGCTTTTGGGCATAGAGTAACCCCGACGGGATTCTTCCCCGTCGGGGTAAATTTTTTTACATTTTTTCAAAAAGCTATTGACATACACGTACGTGTATAGTATAATAAGAATCAGAAAGGGGGGACAAAAACATTGAGCAAGAAACCGCATAAGAAAAGCGGCAATAAGAAAGACCAGCAGGCAAGCACAATCAATCTTATTACCGCAATCGTCAATCTTGTCATTGCAATTCTGCTTTTGATAGAAAAGCTGACAAGGTAACGGGCAGGGGGAGAAATCCCCCCTCGCCCATAGAATAACATGAACGCGGCTCAATGTCAAATCACTATGGATACGGTCATTTATATTTTATGCGGAATTAGCATCATCCTGTCAGTGTGTGCAATTATTATATCGCTGAAACGGAGGCGGTAACATGGAAGAAAAGAGCAAGTACGCCGCACAGCAGCGGTACAATCGCAAAAACTACGTGCGTTTCCCGCTGGATTTGAAGCCGGATGTTTTAGAAGAATTCCGGCGGGTCTGCGCGGAGAATGGGACAAATCCCACAGCGGAAATCAAAAAATTCATTGCTGGATACTGCGAAAGCGGCGGCAAACAATGACAGCGGCAAGGGGCGGGAAACCGCCCCTTTTTGCTATGTATGGAGGGCATGACATGGGCGAACAATACAAGCAGTTGCAGTTTCGGGACAGACTGAAAATTGAAGCGCGTCTGAATATCGGATACAAGCCGAAGCAGATAGCCGCAGACCTCGGCGTACACGTCAGCACGATCTATCGGGAAGTGAAGCGCGGGACGTACACGCACATGAATTCAGACCTGACAACGGATATTAGGTACAGCCCTGAAATTGCCGAGGCACGTTATCAAGAAAGCCTGTCAGCAAAGGGCGCGCCGCTGAAAATCGGCAAGAATCATGCCGTCGCCGCATTCATCGAAGATAAAATAATAAACGACGATTATTCCCCGGCGGCGGTCTGCGCGCTTCTGCATCGGGAAGAATTTGCACATTTCGGTATGACGTTCTGCCGCGCCACGCTTTACAAGTATATCGACGAGGGCGTATTTCTGGAACTGACCAACGCCGACCTCCCGGAAAAGGGCGAACGGAAAAAGGAATACAAGAAAGTCCGCCCGCGTCAGAAGCGGGAAAGCCGGGGAACGCCGATTGACGAACGCCCGGAGATCATCAACGAACGCAAAGAACCGGGGCATTGGGAAATGGATACCGTTGTAGGAAAGAAAAAGACAAAGGCGCGCTTGCTTGTGCTGTCTGAGCGGGTGACACGCCGCGAGATCATCATACGCATAAAAGACGGCAGAGCGGAAACCGTCGTGCAGGCGCTTGACCGGCTGGAACGGATTTACGGCGCGGCGTTCTATACGGTATTCAAGTCAATCACGGTTGACAACGGTTCGGAATTTGCGGATGCGGACGGAATCGCACGAAGTGCGATCAACGCCGAAGAAAAACGCACGGCGTTGTATTATTGTCATGCGTACTGCTCTTGCGAACGCGGAACGAACGAAAACATAAACCGCATGATTCGGCGGCGCTTCCCGAAAGGCACGGACTTTGAAACCGTCACGGACGCAGATGTTGCCCGTGTGGAAGATTGGATAAACAACTACCCACGCGAAATACTCGGCTTCCAGTCATCCGCGCAGATGTTCAGCGCCGCGTTCGCCGCCGCTGCATAGCCCCTGAAATGCACCTTGACAACGTCTTTTTGCCGAGGTAAAAAGGTATCATAAAAATATTTCTACTTTTTTCGCATTAAATACTTGACATTTGCGGCTGCGCCGTTTATTATTAAGTGCGAAAGAAGTTATTACTTCTGACGCGCTTATTTTTTATCCCAAAAAACGCAGGAAACGGAGGCGATACGGAATGAACAGCTACAATATCGGGCTTGAAGATCGGAAAATCATCGAAGAAATGTATAACGCGGGCGCGAAGCCGTGCGAAATCGCGGCGCGCATCGGCAAATGTCAAGCGACGATTTACCGGGAAATCAAGCGCGGAGAAGTGCCGGAACTGAACGCGCGCTGCCGCCCTGCATACCGGGCAGAAGTCGCAGAAAAGCGCGTGACCGAAGCATACCGCAAAAGAGGTCGCCGGAAAGCGACAGAATGAAAAAGGAGGCTCATACCATGAACGAAAAGACATTAACCTCGGAACAGCGCGCGACCCTGATAGCCTATATCCTGATGACTACGAAAATGCGCGAAGAAGAAGCGGCGGCGTGGGACAAATTAGCCGAAGAAAAGACCGCAGGCGGACAGCCGCGCTTCCGTCACGCGGCGGCAAATGCGCAGTATTGGCGGGAACTCCAAACGAAGCTAACGGAAATCATCGGGATTCTGGAGGCGTGAAATGAACGTTTTCGACCGAATCACGGCAAGCCCGCAGGCGTTGGCGGATTTCCTGCAAGCGATTCCGGCGATCAATGCGCCGTGGGACAATGCGTTTCATCGCATCTACTGCGATCAGTGCGCGGCGGAAAACTGCGACAACTGCCCGAATGAAGCCCTTCGGGGCAGCGCGCTTTGGTATTTGACGCTTCCGGTGGAAAGCTGCAAGGAGGGTCAATAAATGGGGGCTGATTTGGAACGTACGGCGATCATGCGGCTACAAGAAGCCGCGAATATGTCTGAGCGGTTCTACAAAGCGCCGTTGATCGTCACGACAAGCGGCGGAAAAGACAGCTCGGTTTGCATCGCCCTCGCAGAGCGGGCAGGAATCGAATTTGAAGTCATGCACAATCACACAACGGTTGACGCGCCGGAAACAGTTTATTTCATTCGCAATGAACTAAAAAGATTGGAGCAAAAAGGCGTTAAATGTTTTCTGAATTACCCGTATTACAAGGGCGAACGGGTTACAATGTGGAGCTTAATTCCGCAAAAACTTATGCCGCCGACGCGGTTAGTACGGTATTGCTGTTCAATCTTAAAGGAGCAAGGCGGACAGGGGCGGTACATTACAACGGGCGTGCGATGGGCGGAAAGCGCGAAACGCAAGCAAAGGGGCATTTATGAGGACATAGCAAGTAAAAAGAGCGAAAAGGTGATTATTAACAATGATAATGATGACCGCCGCAGGCTCTTTGAATCATGTATGCGCCAGCGCAAAGCGGTTTGCAATCCGATTATTGACTGGAAGGATTCGGACGTTTGGGACTATATCGAATCCGAAAAAATACCGGTAAACCCGCTTTACAAGTGTGGTTACTCCCGCGTTGGGTGCGTCGGCTGCCCTATGGCTGGAAAAGCAGGCAGGAACGCAGAGTTTGCCCGCTATCCGAAATATCAGGAAGCGTATATACGAGCGTTCGGGCGAATGCTGGAAGAACGGAAGCGGCGAGGAAGGACAACAAAGCAAAGTTGGGAAACCGGGCGGGACGTGTTTCATTGGTGGATAGAGGACGGCGTTTTACCGGGGCAGATTGAACTCGACGATCTTCTTTCCGACGAGGACTATGACGAATGACCCGCGCGGACTATACGCGGACGTGCGCCGGATGCGGCAGCGTCGTAACGGAAGATTGGGTAAATGGTCAAAAGTGTTTCAGATGCTATGAGCCGGGGCAAACGTGCGGTTACATCGTCGGCATTGAACGGTTTCTGCCGTACGTCCCGGCATGGTGTCCAAAAATGGGCGGCTGCTTACGACCGCCGGAAAGATACGAGGTACAAAAGACATGAAAAAGCTGTATTCAAAGCAACTCGGCAGCGAGGTCTACGCGCTTGCGCCGGAACAGTTGAAAGTATTCGCGTCGAGCGGGTACGAAGTCCCCACGCCAGAAGCCGTCATTGCAGACGCGGGCGCTATCCGAATCGTTCCCCCGGTAGGAAAGCGCGCGTATGCGGTATTCAAATTCACGACGGGCGCTTTTGTCGTTCGCACGTCCGCCGAAACGATGACGATGCAGGAAGTCGGCACGTTCGTCGGTGAGGTCGTGCAAGCGGCTATCGTCTGCAAGCTGGCGGAAAATGCTGACCCGGACAGACAGAAGCCGGAAGCGTCGGGCGGTCAAATCGCGTCGGCGGTCGCGGCGCTGACGGCGGCGATCAGGCGGGCGACCGGCGAAGCGCACGCGGGCGGCGATCAGGCAGCGGCGGAAAGCCCGGAGGTAACGGAATGACATTCGGCACGTGTAGATACTGCGGGCAAGTCGTGAATCTGGACTATGAAGAAGAAACGCAGGCGGAAGCCGATATTGCCGCTTCCGAAAAATGCGAATGCTACGACGCACGGCATGAACGGAATCTGCGCAAGCAGATCACGGCGGCGCAAAACCGCATTCGCAAGATTTTCGGGGACGATGCTGCAAAGCTGGGCTTTGCCCCGATTGCTGCCGAAGAACCGCTGCAACTCCTGAACGCTATCGCGGAGCAGACCGCACGCGGGTTTATCACGTCGGCTACGATCAACGTACGCGGGCTTTGCAAGGCGAAAATCACGATGACCACAAAAGAGAAAATCAAGGTCGAGCGCAGCGAAACGAAAACGTACCAGTTGGAGGAATGACGGCGAATGAACGAAGCGTATAACATTGACTGCATGGAATTTATGCGCCGCGTTCCGAGTAAATATTTCGATTTGGCGGTTGTAGACCCGCCGTACGGGATTGAAAAGGGATTCAAGGCGACAAGCCGGGTTAGACGCTACGGGCAGACAAAGACCGCGAACGACGATAAACCGACGGCGGAATACTTCACCGAACTGTTCCGTGTCAGCAAGAATCAGATTATTTGGGGCTACAATCACTTGTCGGATTTGCTGCCGCCGACGAAGGAATTCATTTTCTGGTACAAGCGTCAGCCCGTGGACAGCTATTCCGACGGCGAATTAGCATGGACGAGTTTCAATAAAACGGCGAAATGCTTTGACCATGCGTATTTCGGGAACGTCGGCGCGGATGACGTGCGGATTCATCCCATGCAAAAGCCGGTTGCGCTGTATTTGTGGCTTTACGCGAAATACGCGCGTCCGTACGACAAGATTTTTGATTCACACCTTGGGAGCGGGTCAAGCCGAATTGCCGCTTACGATATGGCGCTTGATTTCATCGGGTGCGAGATCGACGCAGATTATTTTCAGAAGCAAGAACAACGTTTTGAAGAACATACAGCGCAGCAGCGGTTATTCCTATGACCGCCGCAAGGAGGGTACATCATGGTAACAATCGGATGCGGCAGGACGGTCAAGCCCGTCACGTTCAGCGTCTTAGGCAAAGACGGCAAAGATAAAGCCGTTCGGGGTACGGTTTCGTACATCCATCCGGCGCGCCGCTATTGCATTCTTGAATTTGCCGTGCGAGGCGGCATTCTCCGCGAATCATTCCAACTGATAGACGGCGAAATTGCCGAATAGAGAAAGGCAGGGGCTTACATGGAACGCAGACCTATGAAGCTATACCTCGTCAGACACGCCGAATACGGCGAAACAACCGCAAACGGGCGCTGCAAATATGATGCGATCATCGCCGCCGCGCGGCAATGGCGCGCCCGCTGGACGCAGATAGCCCGCGAATGTGAATTTATCGTGCTTGCCGAAGAAGAACCGGCAAGCACAGAGCAATGACCGCGCAGCAGCGGCGGAAACGCCGCATGATACGCCGGTTCGCGCCGACGGTCGCGCTGTGCGCCGTCATTGCAATCATTGCGGCGGCTTGTGTCTGCGCGCTGGCGCGCCCGGTAGAGCGGGACACGCAGCCGGAAGCGGCAAGCACGGAAACGGTTGCCGCAGCAACAAAAATCGCGCCCGCGATCACAAAAGCGGCGGAACAGATCACGAAAACGCCGGAAACGATCACGCCGGAAGCGCCGGAAGAAACAGAGCCGGAAGAACAGCCGGAGGAAGCGCCGGAAGAAATCAGCCGTTATGCGGCGCTGAACGTCACGGAGGACGATATTGATATGCTGGCAGCGCTTGCATGGCACGAAGCGCGCGGCGAACCGTTCGACGGGCAAGTTGCCGTTGTCCTGACTGCGCTGAACCGCTGCTTGTCGCCGGAATTCCCGGATACGGTCGAAGAGGTCGTTTTCCAAAAGTACGGGGACGTTTGGCAATTCAGCCCCGCGCCGTATCTTTGGACAGCAGAACCGACACAGACGCAGTACGACGCAGTTTATACCGCGCTGCACGACACAGATTACATTCTTCCCGCCGAAGCGGTATTTTTCAGCACAAAGGCATACAACGACAATATCGTTGCAGTCATCGGAAATCACATCTTTTGTTCTATTGAGGAGGTCACACAATGAAAATCACACGCAGGACAGAGCAGGAAATCAATATTTCGGAACTGAAAGCGGCGATCAAGGAGGGGCGCGGTCTGGAGGTCATCCGCCCGCACGACGAAATCACGCTTGCGCTTGACACGGGCGAAACGATTACGCCGGTTTGCGGCTACGTCGGCAAGCATAGCGCCCGATTTGTTTTCAAAGATTGCCTCCGCGAAATGTGGCAGATGAACAAGACCATGACCAACAAGGGCGGATATTTCAGAAGCGAAGCCCGCAGACACGTCCTCGAAGATATTCTGCCGCATTTGCCCGCTGAACTGCGCGAAGCGATCACGCCGCGACACTTATGCGAGGAAATCGACGGCGAAACGTACGAATATTTTGATTCGTTGTGGTTGCCGTCAGCAACGGACGTTTTCGGCAATGACCCGGATGGATGGTGGAAGGAAGAAACAGACAGCTTCCAGTTGCCTATTTTCAAGGAAGAACGCGACCGCGTGAAGGAAGTCCCCGGAAATGGTACATATCCGTACTGGCTCCGTTCCCCGTTTGCCAGCTTTTCCACGTATTTCGTGCGTGTGCGTACTGACGGCACGGTCGGCGGCGGCAACGCGTACTACTCGATTGGCTTTGCCCCCGGCTTTGATTTGTAAAATTCGGAATTCAAAAACTTCCCCGGCTCAATGCCGGGGAAGTAGCCGCAAGGAGGCGAATATGAACAAATACATCGGGAAAATCATCATCGTCACGAATATGCGGAAAATCCCGCGTTCGTGCGCGGAATGCGGCTACTATGACGGCATGGGAAACCGCCCCGGCGGGCGCTACAACGACGGCATTTGCACGGCGGGCGCGTCGATTTACAGTACACGCGGCATTCGGGTAACAAAAGAACGGCTGAAAAACTGCCCGCTGCACATGATCGGGAGGGATAACAATGACTGATGAATACATAAGTCGGAAACGGACGGTCGAACTGCTCAAAAGTCAAGGAAGCAGGGACTATCGCAGAGAAAAAGGCACACTTCAAGACGCGATCAAGCTGCTATCAAGTAGCGTATATACGCCTTGCGTCAGCGTTTACACAGAAGAAGATTTGCGGAACGCCTATAACGACGGCTATGCTTGCGGGATGCAGCAGGGTATGCAGATTCACACAAGCAGCCCGACGAAATGACGGAGGGCGCGATGGATTTTGATTATTCCGGGCTATACGTATGTGACCCACAGAAAAACACGCTATGCAACAAGCGAAATTGCGGAAACCCATGCACGATGACCAGCCACAAGGAATTTGCAAAAGATGGAGGCGCAGATATGAACGTGCAACGTGCGATTGAAATTCTGAATCCCGCGCATCGGGAACATTACGAAAGCATTGAACCGGTAAACGAAGCCTGCCGCATGGGGATTGCGGCGTTGTCGTACCGCGTTCGGAAAAAACTGGAATACCTTCCAGCACGCCCCGCGCCCGCTTTAGCCTGCAAGCGGTGCGGCAGCGTCAAACACTTGCACAATGCAGACGGCGCGCAGAACGCATTCTGCGGGCAATGCGGACAGGCTATTGACTGGACGGATGCGGCGGAAACGGACGCATAAAAAAGCCGCCGACGTTTTCGCAGAACGTCGGCGGTGCTTGCCTCGGAAAAGACAAGGTTACTCATACCTTATATATAATATCACGTTCCGGGGCGATATGCAAGCGAAAAGCGGCGGGAAACCGCTATTTTCGGGCTTGTATGGGATAGTAACTTAACGACCACAGAGCCGCCGGAGGTAAAGGCATGAAAACAATCTATCGGGAAAAGCGCTACTACTGCGGGGAGTACCTCGACGTATATATTTTTCCTACATATCGGCAATCGAACGGACGGCGCAGCCGGAGCAAGCCGACAACCGACGCGCAGAAGAAATTAAATCAGCGCCACAGGGAAGAAAAACTTGTCAGACTGCTTCACGCGAACTTCACGCCGGACGATCTTGAAATTCACCTGACATACAGCGTCCAGCCGGAAAGCGAAGAAGAAGCCGCCCGGTATGTCCGCAATTTCATACGCCGCATTCAGCGGATGCGGAAGAAAGCCGGATTGCCGCCGCTGAAATACATCGTCGTGACAGAACGCGGCGGAAAGACCGGGCGTTATCATCATCACATCACGATCAACGGCGGGTTAGATCGTGACGCGGTGGAGGCGGCTTGGGGCTTGGGCTACGCGAACAGCCGCCGCCTGCAATTCACGGAAACAGGGCTTGCCGGTCTTGGACATTACATCGTCAAAAAGCCCGTCGGCAAAAAGGCTTGGAATGCGTCAAAGAATCTGATTGACCCTGACCCGAAAACACGCGACGGGCGCATTTCCGGCAGGCGGGCGGAAGAACTCGCACGGGACACGACCAACAACGCCGAATATGAAAAGCTGTACCCCGGATATTTCCTTGCGGAAGCTGGCGCATTTCATAACGACGTGAACGGCGGACGGTATATCGTCGCCCGGTTTTACCGCCGGGACGGTAAATTTATAAAGCCACAGCGAAAAACAAAAACGAATCGGAGGCGGAAAGAATGACGGTAAACGAATTTGCACAGGATGTCCACAAAAACGCCGTTGCGCACGGTTGGTATGATGCGCCTATCACGTTCCCGGAAGTCGCGGTTATGATACACGCTGAAATCTCGGAAGCCGTTGAAGAATGGCGGAGCGGAAACCCGGTTATCTACGGCACGTGTGCGTTGTCGCCGGAGAATTGCAAGTTTTCAAAAATCTGCGATAATGTCGGGCATCCTTCGGGCGCTGATACGGAGGGGAACTGCAAGCCGGAGGGCGTTGCGGTCGAACTCTGCGATGCGGTCATGCGCATTATGGATTTCCTTGCGTTCATGGGCGTAGACATTGAAGCCGTGCTTGTGGCAAAGCACGAATACAACAAAGGGCGCGAATACCGGCACGGCGGGAAGCGCGCATAAGGAGGCGGGCTATGATTAACTATTTCAACGCAGCGGAAAACACGCTGCGATCACGTTCAATGCTTGAAAAGGCATTGAAAAACCTGATGCGGCGGCAGGAAAGAATCATGCGCCACAATTCGCCGTCGGGCTATCCGTCGTTAGATACGTCGAAGCCGTACACAAGCACGAAAAGTGTAAACGATGCGCTGACAGATTGCATTGAGATTGCCGAAGTTGCGCGGGAGATCAACCGCACGAAAGAAAAGATCGACGAAATCGACAGCGTATTGCAGCAGCTTGACCCGCAAGACGCGGAATTACTGCGCCTATGGTACATAGAGCGGGAAAGCAAAGAAGAAATTGCCGCACAGGTGAACTATGCGTCGCGCACGTCGATCTACGATTTGCGCAATAAAGCCGTTGCGGGCTTTGCTGTGCTGTACTTCGGTGCGGATGCTGGGGCGCTGCTCTGACCGCGCCGGACGCTTTTGAAAAAAGTCTGAACAGAAAGTTTCGGAAATCCGTGCTATGCTGATAGCCGTAAAGGGAGGTCGAGGAAACCTCGCCGCCGTGCGCCTTGCGCTTATGCGCAGGGCGTTCCCTTTACCCTTTTGCAAGGAGGCAGCGGAATGAAAGCATTTGCAAAAGCATTCTACGAATCGGCAGCATGGCGGCGGACGCGGGCGTACATCCTGAAACGCGACGCGGGGCTATGCGTCAGGTGCGGCGCGCCCGGTTGCATCGTCCATCACAAGACGGAATTAACGCCGCGAAACATAGATGACCCCATGATTACGCTGAACGAAGATAATCTTGAAACCGTCTGCCGGACGTGTCACGCGATCATTCACGAAGGAACGCCGCCGCTTGCAGACGGTCTTGCTTTTGATGCAGACGGAAACGTCATCGAATCCTCAATATCCCCCCCGGTGCGCCGCTGAAAATTTCCTGCGGCGTAAC